AATGTTATACGGACACTACGCAGGAAACAATAAATCGTTTCCTGACTTCGTGCGAAAAGGAGATTAAATGTATATCGAGATAAGAAGCCAGTCGCATGAAATGATTTTTGAAGCATCGAGCGATACGCAACCAAGCGAAAAAGAAATTATTGATGCGGTTAAAAAAGAGGGGTTCGTTGCATACGGAACAGATATATGGTTTGACACTCTTGAAGGGTTCTGGAGGGCAGGCGGTTATATAAGACGTATAACAACTGCTTCAACCTGACTCAACGCAGTAGCGTTTCGCAGGTTAAGCAAATGTTAGCCAGATCGTCCACGGTATAAGCGCTTGGGGCCGCTTATACCGATTCACGACCAAGCCCCATTGGAGGGATGATGAAAGTTTTAGTTGCTTGTGAAGAAAGCCAGGCAGTTACAAAAGAGTTTAGACAGTTAGGACACGAATCGTATTCATGCGATATCATTCCTTGTTCTGGTGGACATCCAGAATGGCACTTACAACAAGACGTAATTCCTTTACTTTATGAAAAATGGGATATGATTATTGCATTTCCACCTTGTACCGATTTGGCTGTCTCTGGGGCTGCGTGGTTTGAGCAAAAGAGAAGATACGGTAGGCAACAGGCAAGTATTGATTTTTTTATGCAGTTTGCAAATGCGGATTGCCCTAAAATTGCAATAGAAAACCCTATAGGTATTATGTCAAGCAAATGGAGAAAGCCAGACCAAATAGTTCAGCCGTGGATGTTCGGGCATCCTGAATCGAAAGCAACGTGTTTCTGGTTAAAAGGATTACCTTTACTCAAAGAAACCAAAAACGTAAAATATATTTTTGATTCTTTGCCAAAAAACAAGCAACACCGATTACACTATTTGCCTCCGTCAAAAGATCGTGCAATGTTGCGAAGTAAAACATTCCCAGGAATTGCACGAGCTATGGCAGAGCAATGGGGTGGCTAACAACTGCTTCAACTCGACTCGCAGTAGCTCGCGAGTTAAGCAAATGTTATACGGATGGCCAAAGGCATAAGCCAAATGCGCTTATGCCTACAAGCCGCAAAAGGAGAGAAGATGATAATACAACGCTTACAAAATAGTCCTATTACTTCATGGATATGGAAATTCTGGCACCACGAAGAAACAGGGCATCTTGTTATGCTTCCGTTCTGGAAAAAGCCGGGACGGAGATATTACAAAATAAAAATGAAAGAGTAAGACGTATAACAACGACTTTAACTTGACTCACTTGCGTTCGCAAGTTAAGCCAATGTTCGGCGCGACGAGGCGCATAATTTACTATGAGCGCTTAAAGTAAAACAAGGGGAGCCTTATTTTACTTTGCGACAAGGGGGACCAAATGACGGTATTTCCGTTAATAGTGAGCTGGTTTTTAACCTTCGGGTATGTTCCTGAAATGACAGAATCCGTAAACGGAAGGTCTGTTCGTCTCGATGGATCATATATTGCAACGGTGGCCCAAATAGGAGTTGCCGCCGAAACGGCCGGCGGGCGCTTCGGAGTTTACACCGACATTGAAAACTTCCAATATGCACCGAGGCCGGGGAGCGGCAAAAACTTTGTGCCTTTTCGAGTGAACTATACGGCCGGGGCGTGGTTTGACATAAACAAACACGTGCGCATAACTGTAGAACACGAATGTGACCACCCCGTTGCAGGCGGCAAAAGTAAAGAGTTTTTATATCACTACGGGTCCGAAAAAACAACGCTGTTTATGACGGTAAGAGGAAGCACGGCCGGAGTCGAATAATAAACAGATTTTATTTTCTGGCAAGTTATGATATAAATAAACGAGGGGGACGCAAAGAATGAAGCTGACAGTCAGGCTCGGAATCTTTGGCGCGGTGCCAATGGGTCTATTACAAGACAAGACGGTCAAACCGAACGGGATTAAAGCGTATATAGCATTGAGTTCGTTTCAAGGGACAAACGAAAGCTGTTTCCCCGGACTGGAAAAAATTGCCGAAAGAGCTGGTATTGATTCCGTCCCGGCGACAAGCGAAGCAATTCGCGGATTGGTTCAAGCCGGGTGGGTAGAGAAAATCAGGCGCGGGAAGGGACTCACAAACGAATACAAGTGTTTGGCAAAGCTCGACGAACCGGGGACCGAAGAAGAAAAAAAAGAAAAGAAGGTAAAAACACCGGAGAAAAAAGAAGGGATTTCCGACGACATAAAAGCCGTTGAAAAGGAATACTTCGATTCATTTTCCGTGCTGTATGGACACACGCCGGTTGCTTATGATTACAAAAAAAACAGGGCGATCATAAAGCGCCGGTTACAAACAATTCCAGCGGAACAGATTTGCGATATCATTCAAAAAGCCAGACAGGACCGATGGGCGGTATCCGCCGGGTTCACGATCGGGGTGGTGTTGTGCGAAACAATCATAAATCGTTATAGTACGGCGGGTCGAGGGACCGGAGAGGTGTCCGAAGCCGAGCTGACAGGGTGGGAGTATTAAGGGGGACGGCATGGAGAAATCGGCGGTAATGGAAGAACTGAAAGAGCGCGACAGGGCAATAAAAATCATAGAATACGAAGAAGCCTATGTTTGCCAGCTAATGTTAAAACCGGCAATAATCATAGAGATGAAGCTGACCAGACGATGCTTTTTATCAATCGAGGCCGGGCGAGTTTTCGAGGCAATTCACGACATGGTCCGGGACGACGAACCGGTGAACATTTTGACAATCAAAACCCGGTGTAGCGGAATCCCAGTCGAATGGATTGCCCGAGTATCAGACGTGACCTGCACTGCGGCGAATTGGTCGTTTTATCATAACTGGATTTTGAACGAATGGGGCCGGCGTGAGCTTATATCTCTTGCAAACATTATGAGGTCGTCGGAATACGGGGATTCCCCGCTTGATATAATGAACAAGGTCGAAACGGCCTTTTTGGACATTATGGGGACCGCAACCGTAAAGAAAATCGCTCTCGCTTCCGACGTGGCCCTTGAACATATCAAGCTGGTAGAAGAACGGATCAGGAACAAAGGGAAGCTCCCGGGAATTTCAACCGGGATCAGTCGTCTTGACCGGCTGACACAAGGATTCAGGAACAGACAGTTTTACGTTATAGGGGCGCGTCCCTCACAGGGAAAAACCGCGCTGGCCTTGAATATGTTCGGACATTGCGGAATTACCGAAAAACTACCGGCAGGAATGATAAGCGCGGAATCGGCGAACGAGGAGTTATTTGACCGGCTGTTGTCTTCAGACGCCCGCATAGATGGACGAAAAATTGTCGCCGGAGACTTGACGGAAGAAGAACGGGCGAGGCTTATAGGATCGGCCTCGAAGTATTATGATTCAAAGCTCGTCTTTTATGACGAACCAAACATCAAATTGAACGATCTTATTTCGACGGCGACTGTTATGAAGCGAAGGCACGATATAAAGGTCCTGTTCGTTGATTATATTCAGATAGTTACCGTTCCCGGCTGTGAGGATCGGAAGACCGAAGTTGCAACGGTTTCAAAAGAATTGAAGGGTCTTGCCCGAAGGTTGGATATTCCGGTCGTGGCTCTCGCCCAGTTAAACCGAGAGGCAGACAACCGGAAGCCGACGGTCGGTGATTTTCAATGGGCCTCCCAGATTGAACAGGACGCCGACACGGCGATGTTGCTATACCATATTTTCAAAAAGGAAAACGGGCGGGATGTAATAAAGCAGTCCTATATTCTTGGCGAGAAAATCCGGGGCGGCGCGACCGGAGCAGTGGCCGTAAAGTTTGAAAAGGAATTCGTAAAGTTCAGGGACGCGGCGGAGCAGGAAGTCATGGAGAACGCAGTAGACGAAGAAAAAGTCGAAAGGGGTCGGGCACAATATAAAGATTGACCGCGCCGTCGTTGTGTGGTAGAATGTTGCGAAGGGGGGAACGTATGATGCCAGAATTGATTATAGGGATTGACCCGTCTTTAAGGTCTACCGGGGTTTGCCTTCTTCAAGACGACGGGACCTTTTCAACCGAAACGGTTAAAACAACCGAGAAAATAATAAACCCTAAAGTGTTTATCTGGGATCATTTCACCGCGATGCTTATTCAAGCGTTACACACAAACAAGAGTATTTTCGCGGCCATAGAGCAGTATCCGTTTGGAATGGCCGGGTCGAAGTCGGCATACGGAATTGAGATAGGGGCGATCATTCGGCTGGCCCTTGAAAAAAACGGGATACCCTATATTGTCGTGAGTCCTAATACGTGGAAGTCCTCGATGCTGATGCCCGGATGGTTCGGAATGAAAAAAGGAACGAAGGCGAAGGATGCGGCATACCTCACTCACGTAACAGAATCGACAGGCCTTTACTTTGATACTACGGACGAAGCCGATGCGTATTGCATGGCTCAATATGCGAGGAAGGAGCGAATGAAAAATGGCGATTAAAATTGA